TTGCTCATTCTCATCATCATAATACAAATCTGATTTAGCACAGAAACAATTAGCCATAAAAACAATTCTTTCGGCTGGATTTTTTAATGTCACAAAAAATTCTTTTTGTTCAAGCGTCATAATCGGATTGTGTCCTCCACACTTTTTAAAGAACATCCAACCAAGAGGGGTGTATTTATTTTCAAAAATATGTGTTGCTTGAATATTCTTCGCAAATGCTAGTGCTTCTGATTTATCCATTCTGCTTCTCCAGAATTCCAAATCTTATTATATCAAAAAACATCCATCTCTTTAAGATTAAGCATGCGCTCTGTTTTTTCTAACCAACCATCAAATAAAGCTTCTGACTCTTGTCTTGTGCCTAGTTGATATGTGTCGAATAAGTGATGGCATTTGTAGCAGAGAGGCACTGTAAACGCATCTGAGGCTTTTATTCCTTTTCCCTTGCCATGCTTACCAGAATTAGAATGAGCCGCTTGAGAGCGAGGATAGCCGCATCTAACACATGGCAATTTTCTTATTTCAGCAAGTCGCTTTGCATCACGCATTTGGTCTCGAATATTCTTCTGGTAAAAGTTCAAAAGACAATTTTGATTGATCACCGTAAATATCAAACTGAACATTTACATGGGTGAAATTGATCTTCATTTCATCTTGCACTGTCTTAACTGCATTAATTAATTCTTGCTGTAAACGTTCATTGATTACTTGATCGCTATACATGATGCTTTCTCTATTGGCCTTTTAAATTCTGTTTGATGTTGGCAATCTGAGTGTCAATGTCTCTGATTCGGCGTTTGCAGTCTTGTTTAAACTGCTCTCTAGCATTGAGATGATTCAAATTTTCTAAATTAAACCGATCTTTGTAGAGTAAATCTAAATTCTTCTTCGCTTCGATTGTGTCCATGTTCACCCCAAAAAAGAAAGCCCCTCAACATCCAGAATGCGAGGGGCTTTGTTTGCCGTAATACGTTCGGCTAATTCGCGTAATTGTCTCGACGCTTTCCACACTTACGACACTCAACCTGAACGAAAATATCAGACTCATAATCGTAGTGATGAAAGCAGAATAGGCGCTTTAGGAACTGGAGCATGCGGATCTCCTGAATTTTGGTGGGCCCGATCAGATTCGAACTGATTATCTCCCCGTTATGAGCGGGACGCTTATACCACTTAAGCTTAAGACCCATTGGCACGCCATGTAGGACTCGAACCCACACCACCGATTTTGGAGACCGATGCTCTACCAGTTGAGCTAATGACGCATTAAAAAAGGGCATGGCGAATTGCCACACCCTTGCCTTAGATTACGATATTGACCAGCTCGGCAACTGATCTACCGCTACTCACAATCACACACACCTAACATGCACGGTCTGCTTTACTTGCTTTCAATCCTCTTTAGGTCGGGGCGCTACTCCCTAGTCTGAATTCCCGAAGGAGGTTTACTCGAAGGCATGTTCCACTGGTCAGCACTCCAGCAGGGTAATTGTCTTTTTATAGACAACAAAAAAGCCCACCGTTTGGCGAGCTTCTTTAAGATCAGTGACACTTACTTACACTTCGCACCACTGTACCATGAATATATAACATTAGTGACGTCACGTCAATAATCATGAAGCTATTTTTGATTTGTAAGCAATAAATGGGTATCTAGCATGTATAGCAGCTAATCCGCACTTAATATCAAACTTCACATCCATTAGAGTTGCATATGGAGTTACTAGTCTAGATAACGGCATTGAGTAGCAGTAGCGAAATATAACCATTTCAAGCCAACCGTCCAAAACTTCAGACTGTCCTTGCATATCCAAGATGAGGCGTTGAACTGCACGCGCTTCATTGTCTGTGATTTCACATGTTATACGCCCACGACCTTTAGGGATAACTGGATCATCAGAACACAACCAATCAGCCATGATTTGCTCTTTACCTTTCACCTCCTGCTTTCGCTTCTTGGCAGCCTGATCCATAGCGACAGCAATCGGGTTTATGCTCTTCCCACAAGTTCCAGAATTTGAGTACATCCAAGCCCCAAATTGATAAAGCCATTCTTCTAGACTGTATTTAGTCCAGTCCGTTGTTTGCATAATGTGATTCACTGCCGCATTCATACCGTCACCTACTTACCAAATACCGTCATCAAAACTATTGCCACCATAAGTACCGAAAAGATAATTACTACTGCCTTGTTATGGTCCATCACGCCACCTTCTTCCCGTTCATACCCCAAATCAACATGCCTGCGTCACGCTGTTCTTGATTTGTGCGACCTTGCCAGCCAGTTATCTTGTTAAACTGCTCTGCATTGAGTTTTGATTTAGTAGGCTTCACCAGTAAAACTGCTAAGCCCAATGCTTGTGCTATTTCTGCCAATAAGATGCCAGTCGCATGATTCATACCAACGCGTCTAGCAATCTGCTCATTCACTTGTCTTGAGTGACCACCACCTACTCTGAAGTTTGCTTTCTTGTTCTCCCAGCCTGCTTCGATCACAACCTTTTTGATGCTGTCCTGTTCATTTCTGAAAAGCTCAACAGTTTCAGGAAAAGTCAGATTTTTGAGTTGAAGATCATTCCCAAGAATGGCTACCCCCGACTTTTCTAAGTCAGGATCGATGCCGATGATGATTTGAGCCTCTTTGAATGTGGTCATTGTCACCCCATCGCTTTCTTGATTTCATGGATACAGAACTTCAAAGCAAATACTCTCTGATCATTACCGTTCTTTAGGTTCTGCTCTTTCGCCAATTCAAGTTGATTAACAAGCTGACTAGCTGCGTTTCTTAACTTGTCGTTTTCGATCTTTGAGTTATGTAATTCTTGAGCTAGGCGATCTACTTCTAAGGTTGCTTGCTCTCTTGTAAGCTCTTGGTCAGCAAAGCAAGTGCCGCCTGCATGGCAATAACCGTCTGCGCCACAATAAGGGCTTCCACCCTTACAGCGCATCACAGCATTAGCCCATATGTCATCGTCCTTACTTAGCAAGTCGTGCTCACATGGGATCTTGATTGCTTTCATCCTTCCCCCTTGAGCGCTTGCTCTAAAATCCAATATGCTTCTTCAAAAGCATTAGCCGCTCCCTGATCTTGCATATCTGCTTGCTCTTTCCACTTTGACCACAATTCATCACGTCTTTTGTCTAATTTCTTCAGTGCCGCATCCACCCGCTTTTGCAACTCGTCACTTTTCTGGACTTCTTTCACATACATTTCATCAAGCGTTTCCGCCACGAATACGTATTCACTTAATTGCTTTTGTAACTCCTCCACTTTCGATTGCTGTGACTGTTGACCAGCCTCAAAAGCTTCTTCCATCATTAAATCTGACTGGTACGTTCCGAACCATTCGCTGTTTTTGTAATACTCTTCAAACTCATCCATCTCAAACATCCTCCACTTTGCAATTAGGCGAAATGTGGTTTTCTATGGGGAAGTCTTCGCCCATATCATTATCAATGCGGTGGCCTGCTGCTTTAACAACATGAATTGCCCATCCAGAACCCAACTTCGTACCATCTTCAAAAACAAGAATCTCAATCTCGCATCTGTTCCACTTTGAGTCGAAACACGGCTTGTACTCTATAGCTGCTACCTTACCCATCCATGCAGAAGAATCATCCTTTATCTTGACCCAATCCCCGACTTTAAACTCACTCATGGCTGGCTCCTTTAAACATCGACCACACAAACGCTAGATACCCAATCAAACAAGCAACACCGATAAGCGTTGTCTTAAATCCCGCATAAAGAATTGCACTGGCGATAAGAAGTACTGCAACTTCCTGTTGATATTTACTCATCCCCGCCTCCGTATATTGATTCGTATGCTGCAATAGCTGCTAGCAATGACTGGTTATATGCAAAGCAATCTTTGTGAGCTTCTGAACGTGCTGCTTTTAGTCCACCCAAGCTATTTACTAAATCAACCGACTCCACCAGGCGCTTGAGGTCTTTCACTTCAACGCGGTTAAAGGAAAAGCACTCTTTGGTGAATACCTTTTGCCACATAGGAGCGTTTGGAATATCCCAATACTCGTACCACGCTCCATAGAAGCTGTCATAGCCATAGTACGTTCCATTATCTGCCCCGTACTCTTGCCAATAGCTACCGATCTTAGGCGCACCCTCAACCACCTCTCTCGCCTTCTTTTCGCCGAACTCACGAATAAACTGTTCTGGTTTCATAGAAAGTCACTCCAACTAATTCCGCGGAATGCATAGCCACAAGAAAGTGAGCAAATGCCATGGTCGCGACTATCAACAGCATCAACAAAGAGCTTGTTGCAATTAATACATAAGCAGAGTCGATCTAACTTTTCAGCCTTCTTTAATGGAAATACGATCATGTTCATACCGCCTCCTTGTAACGTCTAGTCATGGCTTCCTGCTTGAGCTGGTCTAGCATTTTCAGCTTTCTTAATTTCTCGTAGAGGTTCGCTGCTGCTCTTGTTTCTTCATTACGAGTACCGAGGTTGTAATCTCTGCGGAGCTTCATCATTGCGTTGTAATCTACAAATTCGATCATGTAGCGCTCCCGAATATTTGTTTTGCCTTGTCAGTAGCTATGTAGCCACGTGGAATAGAACCGTCTGAAATTAAGTAGCCTGACTTAACCAGTGCATTTAGTTGACGTTGTGCACAGCGCTTAGACACACCTGTAATGCGCTCATAGTCTTGGCTTGACTTACGGCCTGTCTCTTTTGTGACAACAATCATGAAAGTCACCAATGAATCGAACATTGCACTCATAGTTTTATTGACTGAGCTTTCACACCAATCGACTGTTTGATTATCTAGAGGATGTTTCACGCTGCACCTCCCTCTTCCACTCTTGAACTGTGGTACTCAGCCATGGCATAAAGCTTTGCCATTGATTTGTCACAGTTCCGATCAGACATGATTTGTGGAATACGTGATTCAACATATGCTGTACGCTTTTCAAAATCCTCTTTTGTCATTGGAGTTGCTTCTGCTTTTTCCTCGCTGCCAGTTTTGGCATACAGAACACTGAGATCTATTTGAGGTGGCTTAGACCATTTCGTCTGCGTAATCCCTTTTTCTACAAACTCATTCACCACATCAACATAGTTATCTTTGAATGCTTCATATGCGTAATACGAAGAACGCTCATAGTTATTCGAGTAGTTGAGATTTGAAAACATCTCATAACAACGGTTGTAAGCTTCTTTTTCTGCATTTGTAATTTCAACATCACGGTCAGAAAGCCATTTGATTATGTTAGCTAAAGCTGCATTCTTCTTTTTGAATGAATCAACTGCACGCTGCTGCTCAGTACCGAAACCTTGAATACCTAAACACCACTTGCGGAACATTGCAGGATCAGGACAGTAGCCACTGTCACGGACCATGCAAAGGCCTTTATCTATTTGTTCACGAGTAAGTCCATCAATACAAATCTTCATTGCATGATTGATTTGTTCTGTTTTGATTCCTTCAAAGGTTTTCTCAAATGAACGTGGGGCAATTGCTTTGAAGATACCGACAACTTTTGCAGAGTTGATATGTTCTACAGCGTTTTGATTGCTAGAAACCATACTGTTCATAGCCTGCCTCCTCTTTTGCGATTAGCTCCTGAATTTCAGACATACGAGTTGAAGCTTGGCTTTGATTACCAAAAACCTGATTCAGTTGTTTAGGTGCGAATAAACCTTGATAGTTACCAGTGATTGAGGTTTTCAAGGATTGATTTGAACCTTCATAACCCCACTGAAGAAAATCTTTGTAGATTGTGTTTAAAGCGTTCTTAGTTAATTTAGATTTAGCTTGTTGAGAACGGTTAGCTACGTATTGTTCCCATAGCTCTAGATCACATAGATTTGCAAAAGTGTTTTTAGTGAGTTTGATAACTTCATCAAAACTAAGTTTGCGAACTTTGTCTTTGCGTTCTTTTTCAGCTTTTGCTTTCTCTTCAGCTTCTAGTCTTTGTTGTTCAAGAATGATCTGTTTTTGAGTTTCTTGATAAACATAAAAACTAGCTTCAAGTGGTTTGTTTGAGCGAAGCGAGTTAAATAAATTATCTATAATTAAATATCTATAAATAATATCTATTGTGTCTTTAGTTTCTAAAGTACCTTGCGCTTTAGTTTCTGAAGTGGTGCTATTTAGTTTCTGAAGTGCTTTATTTTCTGAAGTGCTTTTATTACTAAAGTGCTCAACAAGTGAAATCTCATTTAATTTGTACTTGTTTCCAAGCTTTGGATTAGTAGCGATAATTGAAATAACACCATACTCAATCAATTGTTTTAATCCAGCACGTACAGTAGCTGTGCTTAATTTACGAACATGCTCCTCGAGGCCTTCAATTTTTCTACCTTGCAACTGTGAGTAGCTAACAAAGTCAGATTCCTTGTTAAACCCGCTAATATATTCCTCTAGCTCGGCATAAACGTTACGAGCAGCATCACCAAGAAATGGCTTAACTTCATTCCGATAAAGCCGACTAGACATAACGTAGCCTTTGTCGAATTTATCTGACATGGCTTGTCGCTCTTTTTTCTTAGCAGTAGATGGGTGCAACGTAATAACGTTGTCCTCCTCCTGCTTATGTGCTAAATTTGTCTTCATTCATTAGTTCCTGATTGATGAATACGACCGCAAACCTGTTCGCGCAGGAAGCGGTTTTTTAATATCCGAATTCTTCTAAACGTGGCGCTATAGCCGTGTGTTGGAAGTCATTAATTTCCGAAGCACGATTCATAGAAAGGCGCGCCAAGAAAAAGATCGAATCAATTAATTGCTTGTCATAGCATTGATATTGTTCAGGAATTATCTTTAGACCAAGCTTGTCCAATAAAACACAAATAGTCTCAAGATCTGTTAAGCCATTGCTTTTCTTGTCATTTTTAAACTTAGATATCCAAGGGCCATCAAATCCGATTTCCTCTCCGAGAGCAGAATTCACAACACTTCCAAGTGAATGCAAAATGAGCGTATGTGTATTTCTGGCTCTTGCGTTTAATTCAACTGATAATTTGCTCATGGTTTAGTTCCTAAGCGGTTGCATTAGTTCGTTTAATTGGCTCTTTGCCACTTGCTAAGTCTCTGATTTGGTATTCGCGAGCTAAAGGGATTTTTTCATTTGGCCACTGGTATACAGCAGGAGGCTCTATCCCTAATAACTTTGCTAAGCCAACACCATTCACACCAAGCAACTTGTAAGCTTCCTGTTTGGTCATTTGCTCAACCTCAAAAATAAGATTTCTTAGTATTAAAACAAAGATAACTTATTTTTGCAAGATGTAAGATAACTTATATGAAGAAACTAGAAACTATGGGCCAGCGTATTCGCGCCTTACGAAGAGAAAAGAAATTAACTCAAGGCGATTTGGCAAAAATCGTCGGGGTTAGTGCGCCTAATGTCACTGGTTGGGAGAAAGATGCATATGCACCTAAAGCTGATCCTTTAAGTAAAATGGCCGCTTATTTTGGTGTGTCCACTTCGTATATAACAAATGGTGATGAAAGCGGCCCCCAATTGGACAACAATGCTGTTCAATTAAATGTTCTTGATATTGAAGCCT